TTTTTAGAAGCTGAAACTACCAATATATTCCTTTGAGGATTTAGTAAAAGTTGATGACAGACAAATGCTGACGTAATCCAAGATTTACCAACGCCTCTGAAGGCTTCTATAACTAATCTACGCTCTTTTGACTGTAGATAGTCTGCAATATCATATTGTATGGGAGTTGGGTTAGGTAGGTTAAGAAACTTCCAACATAAATACAAAAAATTCTTAAAATTTTTTAAGCGATTATCCATTTGTGTCAAAAGGTACTTTCTCAAGAATGTTATCAGGTTTTGCACCTAATTTTTCAGAGCTATAAGTTTTACAAACTTCTAAACATACTTTCATTTCTGAAGCAGTTAGCTCTTGTCCTGATTTTAATTTTTGGTATGCGTGTTTAACTAATAATTCAGGTAATTCTTCTATAATTTTTTCTATTTTAACGTCCTTGCCCTCTGTATTTTTTTCTTGTGACGCTTTTGTTTGGAGACTTTGCGTGTCTTCCTTTTCTTTTTTTGGGCTTGTCTCTAACATAATTATTTACTCCCCACTTTGGTGCTTTCGCCATTTATTTCTTCTCTCGGTGTTTGTAGTATCTGTGATACACTTCTTTTTTGTAAGCCCACATATTTATTCTTGTTGTAATTCGGTGTATAAATCTTATTATGGTCATAATCATAAGAAGACTCCTTTTTTGTAAGTTTGTTTACAGTACAATAAGTAACAAAATAAAAAAAGAAAAATGCGTAAATTAAAGGTTTTAATTTTTGCATATATTAAGCATTTTGCTCAAATACTGACGGCTTTCCTTCTTCTATTGGTTTCATTTCCTTATCCCATTGGTCTTTTGATACACAGCTATAAAACATTCTAACTTGCATCGCTTTAAACTCTTGAACACCTACAGTGTCCATATAAGTTTCAGCAATTTCTGCAATAGCGTAATATCCTTTTTTATAACAATCATTTTCATTTGTAAACACCCATTTTTCATTAGTCATTGGGGGTAAACAACCTAAATTAGAGCAAAAAGTAATAACGAGTAAAATCTTACTCATTAGTCTAGTATTAAAGAAGTAATCTTCTTCTCTCCCATATAAATCTCTACGTTTGCTTTAGATTTTATACATTTGTAGACCACTCTATCAGTAGATGATTTATCCTTCATCGCATAACGCTTAGCCTTCAAACATTTACTTAACGAATCTTGAATACGATGTTCAATAATCTTGTGGTCTGCGATTAGCAATAATGCAAAAACCATTTCTACCATTTAATGTGCTCCGTTCTTTCTGATTAATTTTTCTACATCTGTTTGTAGTTTTGAAACTTGTTCTTTTAAGAAATCAATATTAACTTTATTGTTTCTCATATTTTTTAATTCTTCTTCCATAGACTCAATTAAACCACTCATATGTTCCACGAGCATAAAAAGCTCCGCTTCCCCACTTGACTGACCTAATTCTCCACGAGGATATTTAATTCTAAATTCTGTATTTTGATTTAAGTCTTTTTCCATTAACTCTAAAGTCGTACTATGCTTGTTTAGAGTCTCTTGTATACCAAAAAATGCGTACACCCCAACAGCTACGGCTGAGATTATTCCTATTAAATTACGCATAGGCATACTTATAGCAGTTTTATCTGATACATCTATTCTGTCTTTTTTCATACTATGATATAATCAACCCTTTCAACGTAATAACTAATTGAGTAAATATAAGTATACCAACTGTCCATAAAACTCTATTAATTCCATTTACTTTCTTTTCTAAATGGACTAAATGATTGTCTTTAATAGTATCTACAGACTGTTTAATAAGGTTAATATCGCCTCGTACTCTTTCAACTTCTAAATTTAATTCATTAATATCTTTCATTTTTATTTAAACTTCTTTCCTGATAATAAATTAGTAACTGATATTCCATAGTTACCGCCGACTACTATAAAGATTAAGTATAAATATACTTCAGGTATCTCTTTTAGCAAGTCAAAATAATCTCTAGTTTTTGCTAACATCGCAGGGTCTCCCCAAAATGTTCCATACGCTAGAATACCTAAAGGTGCTAAAATAAAAGCACCAAGAACTAAGTCAAGAAATAATGAGCCATTTCTTTTAGCTCTTTCATTCCCTGTTCTAATTTCTTCTAAAGCTACTTTATGCTTTTGGTCAGATATAGCTCTTCTACGAGACATATATCCGCCCACAAGTTTTCCACCTATATTTAAAAGTGTTCCTACTGGTAGCATTTTCTGTTATTACTCCTTATTGTTATTATTTAGTAATTAATACCTATTGCGTGAAGTTCAGTTTCTTTTGAAGAAGATGCTTGATTAGCAAACTCTACTTTGTATCTAATATCTGTTCCTGAAGTACAAGTAGTTTCTCCACATCTAACCATTTTTACACCTGAAGAATATTCAGGAGTAATAGCATTATAACTTGATGCTTCAGTCCAGTTGCTTCCACCATTACAAGAGAAATATACTTTAACATCTGTTCCTATAGATGCAGTACCAACTTTATCTTTATATGTGAAAGTTCCCCCAACTTTAGTTCTTGCTGAACTTACAGTATTAGCTTTCATTATACCTGTACCTGTTGCACTAAAAGATGTACCTGCTTTTTCAGATAAAGTACCACCAGTGAATGAAGCACCTGTATATTTAGCTTCTTGGTGTATCATAAAATCAGTTACAAAAGCATCATAGTATTCACTACCACCACTTGATGTTGGTCTACCATTAATTCTGAATTTTTCATCAGCAATATTTCCCATTCTTGATGCTGTATCATTAATTATTCTAGTACCATTAAAATAATAAGCCCAACCAGTATCAGGATTATCACCTTTTTTAACAAAAGCGTGGTGATTCCAATTTCTATTTCCTACTTGTAAATCAAAACCTGATATATTGTCTGTATCATTATTATCACTATCTTGATACAAGTTAAAGTCTGCTGTACTATCGTGGTCTATACCCCAAGATAATTCAGGGTCAGAACCATCATTACCAACAGACATAAATCTATCTCTATCAGAAGGGTTATTTATAAATTTATGCCAAAACTCAATAGTAAATGCTTTAGTCCAATCTACTACTCCTGTTAAAGCACCATAATTAAGTGTACCATTGTCTAAATCAATAACTGCATTTGAACCCCATTTAGAGTTTGAAGTATCTCTTACAGGTGTTCCACCAGTACCACTAATATCATTTGTTGAAGCAGTTTTTCCACTAATTACACAAGTAAAAGGATTACTTGCATCAACACCATCTACTAAGAATTTAGTATTAGCTGTTCTTCCACCTGTATAAGTTGATGTACTTAATACACCATCACGACAAGAAACATTTGTTTTTGTAGATAAGCCATTTTCATCATTATAAGTATCAACAAAAGAATTTGCTAAGTTAAAACTTGCACTTGCTTCATTTGTTGCTTCCCTTATAGCTAATGTAGCTATATCTGATTTAATTCCTTGTAAATCAATATCACCCCAAGATACATTTGCACCTGCACCACCTGAAATCAATGCTTGTCCTGATGTACCCGCAGGTAATCTTGCGACACCTGAGCCATCACGATAAAGAATATCACCCTGAGTAGTTAATTGTGTAACATCTCCACCTTTAGCCGCCATCTTCGTCCAATAGGTAGCATTGGAAGTAGCGTTGCCTGTTGAAGCTAGTATACAAATAAATGTCTCGTTACCATCAGTCACTATATCATCTACGACATAAGCTGTGCTACCTGAGTATGCACCTTTGAATACTGGCTTTATTCTACCTAAATTTAATGTTGCCATTATTTATTTTCTCCTTATTTATTTATTTATTATAATTAGACTGTTGCGTTCAGATTACCATTGGCATCTACTGATAACGAAAGTCCTCTTTTCGCAATAAAACTGTGTTCAAATTTGTCAGTTTGTGTTGCGTCTTGGTTTGCTACAGATACATCATCTGCACCATTAGTGTATGTTACTTGTAAAGTACCATCTGCTAATTTATTAAATCCGTAAATATCTGAAGACCCTGCGTCTCCAAATGTTAATTCTGTTCCACCTGCATTAACTACAACTGCTTTTTCTGCATTTGCACTTAAATTAGATACTATGTCCGCTAAATCTCTACATTTTGTCATATTTTACCTCGCTGTGCAGGGTACATTGTTTGACCCTACTATTGATTGTCCAAATGCCATATAGACGTATGTTGCACCTGAACCATTTTGATGAGTACCTGTATCTCTTATTTTAAAACCATTAGAAAGCAAATCTACGTTATTATCTCCATCATTTTCATCATCATTTGTATTTGCAAATAGTGGTCTATCTAAAGGATTACCACCCTCACTATCTGATATTTTTGCTGTCATCATATACCAAGGAGCTGTGGAATCAGTCCTTTTAGATATAACTAAAGAAGGTTTAAATCCTAAATAAGTAAATGTTCCATCTGTTGAACCATTACCTATATATTTTCCAAATTTTGAATAACCGACTTTTTCTGCAAAGCAGTAAGCTATAGCGTCAGCACCACTACTATAATGAGTTTGTTTAAAAGTAAAAACTGAACTTGTTGGTGATGTACTACTCATATATGAGCTATTACTTTGTGTTGCATCTGTATTTAATATTAATCTTTTAGAATTTACTACACTTGCGTGATAAATATCCCAATTATATGCGTCAGCTAAACTTTTTATCATAATCACTTTAGGTACAACTCCTAAGCCGTGACCTACAGTAATATCACCACCACTACTTCCTACATTAAATTTAACAATACTAAACCCTGCTGTTGTATTTAAAGATACAGTAGAATCTACAGAACCATCTGTATTAGTTGAACCTGCTCCATTTGCTTTCCAATTCCAAGACGCATAAGTTTCACTTGGATAATTATGATGTGCGTGGTCTCCAACAGTAAAACCATCTGTGCCAAATACTTCTAAACTTTCATCTAATGTTGCTTCTGCATTTGATTCATTAGACATTAATCTTTTTTCAACACCTCTAACAGCATCATAAAGATAATGATTTCTTGATGACCCACTTCTACTTTTTATCCAAGTAAAATCAGGTTGAAATCCGACACCAGTTATTGCATTACCACCACTTCCAATAGCAGTTCCATTACCTGTATAAAGTTTAGTATTAAAATGTGCTGTGTGTTTATTAATTGTTGTGTAAGCCATATTATTCGTTTAATCCTTTCGTACAAAGAGCTGTGTACCCACTTGGTACATCATACTCAAATATTCCTAATCCACTTGCGTTAGTTCCTGCACTAGCTACTGCTGTTGTTCCGAAGTAACCATTTCCAAAGTTAGCCTGCCAAGTTTCTCCACTTGCATTACCAAACACAGCAGGTGTCCAATTTTTTCCAACAGTTACATTACTAAATGCAGGTGGATAACTTGTGTTTATAGATGAACCATTTGTATTACCATCTTTATCATCTACCCATACACCATTTTTAGCTACCCAACATTTTCTGTTATCTAAATCTAATGCGAAAGAAACAACATCACCATCTGAAATAGCAATTTGTGAACCACTTATTTTCATATAATTAGCATACGAACCTGTTTGTGCATAAATAGTTACAGTGGTGTTATCGTCTGTTTGAAAAGCATTCATATTACCTGAAGAATATAAATTTGCTGAAGTATTCATTACTTCATCAGCTTTCATAAAACCAAAAATATTATAATCAGTATGTGAACCTGAAATCTGTTTAACTTCCCAATAATATTTTCCTGATTTTGCACCAAGTGTTCCACCTATTCCTTTAGTCCAATCATTAGTATTATTACCTTCTAAAGAGTTATTTCCGTGTTCAAAAGTATATGAACCTTGATTAGTTAAAGGATTAAGAGTACAAAAAACATTACTTGGATTATCTTCTGTTTTTGTAAGTGTACCTGCACCAACTGTAAAGTCATTATTATTACCTGATTGGTCTGTGACTGAATTACCATCTTTTAAAATAAAGAAACCTTTACTTCCATAAGTTACATTTGGAGAAGTATTTATTTTCCATTCACCAGTTGTAGCATCTGTTGAACCAAATACTGTTGGTGCATAAATTGTTCCATCAATCAAGTGAAAATGTGACATAGTTCCATCAAAGTGTTCATTAGGACTACCTACTGCATTACAACCTATATTTATATCACTTGCAGATGTTAAATGGTTAACATCATTTTGACTTGGATATTGTTTGTCAGTAGAACGAAGTGTTTGAAGTTCTCCATTGACATACCATTTAACTCTTTCTGTCTCTGTTGCATTAGTTGTGTCTATTTGTAATACGATATGATACCAACCAAAAACATCTCGAAATTCTGCATTAGTTTGAATATCAAGATTTGTACTACCTGATTTAGCACCATAAGCCATTAATCTATCATTATCGGCAAATCTAATTTTAAAATAATTGTTATCATCAGTTCTTGCACCAATAATAGTAGACCTAGTATCTCCTGATGGGTCAGTTCTTTTTACCCATACAGACATAGTTGCTTTTTCACCTGTAGAACTACCTGTTCCAGTATGACTATTTTGTAAATAAGTTGATGTTGCCATTAGTTAAATTGTCCCCCGCCTGATGCACCGAAGCTAGAAGTTAAACTAAAAGTTCTATCTGTAGTTTGACTTTCTGCGTCAGTTGCTCTGATTGTAAAATTATATGTTGTTGGTGATTCTGAACTACCACCAAAATCTGATGTTGTAATTACTCCTGTTGAACTGTTTAAAGAACAATTCGCTTGTGAAGCATTTGTTAATACGTTTGTTGTTTCAGAATAAGTGACTGCACTGTCGGAAGTTGCCGCTACAGTTGCTACTGTTCCTGAGAAATTTCCTGCAATCGTTCCAAGTGAACCTGCACTTGTAGACCAAGTAGGTGCATCTGAAACTGTTAAAATATTTGTACCTGAAAGTGTTGCATTACCATCAGGATTTTCTACTCTAATTTTATATTGTGCATCTACAGTTAAAGTAAAGTTAGCTGTAATTGAAGTTGCACTTGTGTAAGAAACACTGTTTGCTAAATACCATATTCCTGTTGAAGTATTTAAAGCCCATACTTGAGGAATAGAAGTAAAGTTAGTTCCTGCAATAACTACGTTAGTTGCATCATTAGTAATTGTACTTGGAGTACACCCTGTTGCTGTTGGTTTAGTTTCTCCAACTGTAACCGAGCCACCTAATGCTACTGCCGAACCATTAATTGTAATACTATTGTTTGCTAATTTATCGTTAGCGATTGAACCTGCTAATTTATCATTAGAAATAGAACCTGCTAATTTATCATTAGAAATAGAACCTGCTAGTTTAGCATTTGTAATACTTGGTAATCTGTCTAAATTAATTGTGCCTGAAGTAATATCAGACGCTTCAATATTTGCCGCACTAAATGTACCATAAGCAACTACGTCTACAACATCTCCTGCCGCTAACGCACTAGCGAAAACTACAGAAGTTCCTGAAGACACAGTAACATCACCTGTGTACGAACCTGAAGTATTAGATTGTCTAACACCATTTAAAAATACATCTACGAATCCTGCATCATACGCCAAAGTCTCACCTTTTGCGTCTGCACCTGATACTGTAGTAGGTGTACCTGTAATATTATATGTATATCTTCTAGCTGTTCCATTTACTGTAGAACCTGCCGCCGCCCAACCTGAGCTTTTGTAAACTTTTAATTCGTTAGCTGTCGTATCAAAATAAAGGTCGCCCACATCTGTTGAACTTGCGGGAGCTGAAGAAGCAACTCTATATCTTTCACCAAAAGAGTTTACTCCTGATATATTTCCTGCAACAGTATTAACATTAGCTATATCTCCACCTACTGCATTAACATTAGTTATTGCTCCTGCAACAGTATTAATATTTGAACTGTTAGTATTTACTGCATTAATATTAGTTTCATTACCTGCTACTGAAGTAACATTAGAGCTGATACCTGCTACTGTCGTAATATTAGCTGATATACCCGCCACTGTATTTACGTTTGCAATATTATTACCAACATTATCTACGTTAGTTATTGCTCCTGCAACTGTATCAATTTCTGATGTTGCTTCGTTTAAATCATCTGCAACAGTTTCTACTTCTGAAACTGCTTCAGCTAAATCATTAGCTACAGCTACAACTTTTGTAATATCAGATGCTACAGTATTAACTGAGCCAATATTTGTAGCTACAGTATTTATATTTGTAGAATTTGAATTGTTAGTTGTAATAGCTGATATGTTACTATTAACAGTATTAATTGCTGATATATTGCTATTAACATTGTTAAGAGTAGTTTTATCTGCCGCCGATAACCAAGTGTTTTCTATATAATTCTTTGTGGCAACATCTTGTGCTCCTGTAGGGTCAGATACATTTTTAAGTCTTTTACTTTGAGCGTCCCATTGAAAATCTGCATTATCTAATTTAATCTTATCTGCCGCATCATCAATGGCTTCTTGACCCATCATAAATGATTGAGTAGAATCAGTATCTAAATCATTTTCTTTTAATACTGAACCATCAGCATAATCTACTAATCTTGCCGATTGACTTGTTGTTCTTCTAATTTCAATAGAAGACAAATTAGCAGGTGGACTTGTGAATGTAATATTAGTCCCTGCTCCGTCCCAAGTGAAATCTGTTGTAGCGACACCATCAATGGTTACTGTTACGTCTGCCTGAGCCCTATAACTAAATGGGACTGCATAGGAAGATGTACTACCATTACCTGTATATCGTACAAAACTATTTGCCATATTTTATTAAATTCCTTGTATTTATTCGTTTATCTCTTCTAAAAGGGGTACTTTATTGTTATCTAGGATTCTCAAAGAGTAATCTTTGGTCTTTAGGTATCTCTTTTTGAAGTTTTTGGTCAAGATTTAAAGAGTATTTTTCTAGCTCATTTCCTGTAAATACTTTACCATCTATTTCAATGAAGGCATTTAACATAATATAATCTTTCGCCGCTCTTTCATAATCTCTAATAACCGACAATAGATAATCATTACCTTCGTATTTTCCTGCTATCATTCTATTTCTAGCATAATAAGTATTATATACTGAATTAGGATTTTCTAATTCATATTGAAATCTCTCATTTAAAGTCATTCCATCATACAATCTAATATGTGCTTTTACTTCATTTAAAGCCTCATACATTGTAGCACCTTCGTGGAATGTTAAAGTCTTTTTATTATCACCTATAGGATAGTGTAAGTACAATCCATTCTTAGCTTTATTATACACTTCTTTTATTTGTACTAACTTAATCTCTTTCATATTAAGTCTTTTTCCTAAACCTACATCAAAAGTAAATGCAGGTCTTTCCCACCCAATAGAAGAACCTTGTAAAATATTTAAAGCTCTAGGTGAAAGAGTTATTTTATTTCCTTTACTATCTACCATTTGTGAACTCCAATGAACTGTAGTTGGAAACGTATCTTGTAAGTCGCCTAATATTAATCCTTTAGGTTTAGGATAAAAATTTCCTAATGGGTCTCTTCTTCTTGATAATGAATTACCATAATTTAATATAGAATATTTATTACCCATTTGTTCATTAATCCAATGTAATAACGCATAAGGAGTAGAAGTTTTCATATGGTCAGTCCAAGTCATTATTTGAGCTTCTCCTTCAGCAATAACTTTATTTTGCCATCTCCATTGTGTTGCTAATGGAATTTGTTTAGAACTTAATTTTCCTGTATAAGTTTCTAATTTA